TAATATCGTTCAACCATTAAGGTCGGAAGTAGGCAATCGCTGAAGGAACGCACCTAACTTTAAAAAGGAGGGTGTAAATGACAAAAAGATTCACCCATTTATTTAAGACTAGAAATAGAGAAAAGAATATACTTGATAGAGCAAAAGCAATTCTTTTCAATAGAAAAGAAGTTAATATAAATGGAAATGGAACTTCGGGTTATACCGTCAAAGAAGGTGCCAATAAAGGCAAGATTCTAGGACATAACTCTACAAAGTCCACAAATAATTGGTAGATTTATTTCTGTTCAGAATACAATACTTGTGAGTATAGTGCTAATATAAAACTAGCAACACCCAAAAAGAATAGTGAAGCACAAGCAAACCAATTATCGTTCATTGGAATACCTTTGTAACCACCATCAATTGCGCCAGCAGCACCAATCATACAAAAGGTACCAACTATTGACATAACAATTGTTGTGTATTCGCATATTTTTTTATACATAGTGTTTTTTCCTTATTTTAAATATAATGGACCAGTCCATTGTATTGGGTAATTACCAGTAAGTACATTACCTCTTGGTGAATTTAAAGCAGGTGCATTGTAACCAGCGGCTTTCAATATGTCACCTTTCTTAAAATGTTTAAAGTCTTCTTTTACAATAAAACAAAATACGCCGTTTTCTTGTACAACTTTAATATATTTCTTTCCGTTGATGATTCTAGTGTTAGAATCCCATTTTCCTGTTTGTTCTAAACTATAACCAGTCAATTCTTTCAGACCGTTATTAGTTGACATTCTTACGTAGTCGGCTTTTGCGCCTGCCATCATAAATTTAATGCCTTCTTCAAGTGTTTTACATTTTTGTGATACTTTTATCATAGTGTTTTCTCCTTATCTAAATAATATACCATACTTTCGGGTAAAAGTCAAGGGAAAAATCACAAAAATATGAAAAAAATCACATTTTTTTTACTTTGTTCTCTTTTTGTTCTCACAAATTGTCAAAAAATCAAAGAAAATTGCGATTATAGACCTGAATTTGAAGGAAATGGCGAATTAATGAGCGAATCACTTGATGGAATTGCTCAAATTGAAATTTTACAACACAAAACACGTTGCCAATTTTAGGATAAATAGTTTTTATGAATAATAATACAGAATATTGTCTAAATTGTGGACACGAATCGCATTGTGGCGAAAATTGTTACCAAGATTACGGAGAATCTGAAAAAACTCTTTGTTGTACCCATTGTCGTTGCCCAAATGATAAAAAAAGTGGACATTTAGATGAAGATTCTTTTAATGGAGCATAAAAATGGCAAAAATGAGAATATTTAAGTTTTGGAATGAAGCAGGTGAAGAAAAAGAGAAAGAATCAATGAGTTTGAAAAAGGCAATTATGTCTGTTCAAGGTGATTTTAAAGATGATGTTATAGGAGTTGAATTTATCAGTAAAAAAGGTAAAAAAATTGAAACTTCAGTAAAAATTCCAATAGGCAGAAAAATAAGACAATCAATATTAGTTGAAAAACGAAGAGCAGCGTTAAAAGCAAAAAGAGAAGCAAATAGAAGAAGTGCATAATGCCAGCAGTTAGTAGAAAAGGCGATCAATTAAGTACAGGACACATATGTGCTGGAACAACCATACTTGATACACCAGGACAAAGTACGGTTTTTGCAAATAGTATATTAATTGCAAGACAAACTGATCCTACGGTATCACATCCTTTTCCACCAGCACCACCTTGTGCGCCTCACGTAGCAAAAGTTAATGTTGGTAGTACAACGGTTAGAGTATGTGGTTTACCTATTGCAAGAATAGGTGATAGTACAGACGCAGGACAAATGACTAAAGGTTCTTCTAATGTTTTCTCTGGTTAGAGTATAAATATAAGAGATATGTCAAACTATGATGCTAGCATAACTAACAACTCTAAAAGAGCAAATAGAATCTATAAAGATTTAGATTTAAACTTTGGTCGTAATCCTATTACAAATGATGTCAATAGATTAACAGATATAGAGGCAGTTAAAAGAAGTGTCAGAAATTTGATTAATACAAATCATTATGAGAGACCTTTTCATCCTGAAATAGGAAGTGATGTTAGAGCAATGTTGTTTGAACCAATGACACCATTAACTGCTCTAAATTTACAAAGAAAAGTTGCTGAAGTTTTAAATAATTTTGAACCAAGAATTAATTTACAACAAGTTTTAGCAAGTCCTGATTTAGATAGAAATAGTTATGCGTTAAAAATTATGTTTTATGTTATTGGTTCAAATCAACCAGTAGAAGTAGAAACATTTTTAGAAAGATTAAGATAAAATGGCAAGTAATAAATTCGTAGTATCAGATTTAGATTTTGACGCAATAAAATCAAATTTAAAATCATTCTTACAAGATCAACCAGAGTTTTCAGATTATAATTTTGAAGGTTCAGGTTTTGCTGTCTTGTTAGACACATTAGCATACAACACACACTATTTAGGATTTAATGCTAATATGGTTGCAAATGAAATGTACCTTGACTCTGCTGATGTTAGAAAAAATGTAGTTTCATTAGCAAAGATGTTAGGATATACTCCTTCTTCATCAAAATCTCCAACTGCTGTTGTTGATATAACATTAAACAATGCTACTGGTGCCTCGGTTACTATGGATAAAGGAACATCATTTTCAGCAACAATAGATAATACAGAATATAATTTTGTAACTAATGAAGATATAGTAATGACACCTGCTGATGGTGTTTATAAATTTTCAAATGTAACTTTATATGAAGGTACTTTAGTAAACTTTAAATATACGGTTGATAGTACAGATGTTGACCAAAGATTTATAATTCCTAATTTAAATGCTGATACATCTACTTTAAAAGTAATTGTACAAACTTCTATTAGTGATACAACACAAGAAGTTTATACATTAGCAACAGGATTAAAATCTTTAGACAATACATCAAAGGCATATTTTTTATCAGAAACAGATACAGGTAAATTTGAAGTTTATTTTGGAGATGGTGTATTAGGTAAAAAATTAGCAGATGGTAATATTGTAATTTTAGAATATATAGTTTCAAATTTAGAAGACGCAAATGGTACGGCAAATTTTACACCAAAAGGTTCAGTAGGTGGATTTTCAGATGTAACCGTTGTAACTAAATCAGCAGCACAAGGTGGTTCTATTCCTGAAACAAAAGAATCAATTAGATTTAATGCACCTTTACAATATACATCACAAGACAGAGCAGTTACCACAACTGATTACGAAACTTTAGTCAAATCAATTTATCCTAATGCAACTTCTATAAGTGCTTGGGGTGGTGAAGATGACGAAACACCTGTTTACGGTGTTGTTAAGATTGCAGTCAAAGGTCAGTCGGGTGTTCCTTTAACTAATGCTACAAAATTAGATATAGTAACTAAATTAAAATCTTATAATGTTGCTTCAGTTAGACCAGAAATAGTTGACCCAATTATAACTTCAGTAATATTAGTTGTTAATGCTAAGTTTGATAAAAAATCTACTGCTAAAACAGCAGACACTTTAAAGTCAGAAATTGTTGACGCAATAACAAATTACAATACAAATACTTTAACAGCATTTGACGGTGTGTTTAGATACTCTAAACTTATGGGTATAATTGATAATGTAGATAATTCTATTTTATCAAACATCACAACCGTTAAAGTTAGAAAAACTTTTACACCAACTTTAAGTTCATCTACAAAATATGATATTTACTTTAGAAATGCAATTTACAATCCACATTCAGGACACGAATCAGTTTTATCATCTACTGGATTTAAAATATCTGGTAATAATAATGAAATGTTTTTAGATGATGATGGACAAGGTAATGTTAGACTTTATTATCTTGTTAGTGGTATAAAAACGGTACAAAATGCTACACAAGGTACAATTGATTATGCAACAGGACAAATTACTCTTAATTCTTTAGATGTTGCTTCTATTTCAAATATTAGAGGTTCTGCTTCTAGTGTAGTTGAAATAACGGTTTCTCCTAGTTCAAATGATGTTGTTCCTGTAAGAGATCAAATTTTAGAAATAGATATTGAAAATTCAATTGTAAATGTTTCTGAAGATACTTTTGTTGGCGGTTCTTCCGAGGCAGGAGTAGGATATACTACAAGTTCTAGTTACTAAACACTATGGCAAAGTTTAATGAAAAAATTTCTACGCTTATTAGTAGTCAATTACCTGATTTCGTAGTTGACGACCATCCTCAGTTCGTTCAATTTTTAAAAACTTATTATCAATTTATGGAATCTGCTATGTTGCAGGTTACAAGTATTGAAAATACAGATGGTATAACTTTAGAAAATGAAACTGGTTTAGCAAATAATTTATTATTAGACGGCTCAAAAATAACTTCAGACATAACACAAGCAGACGCTGGTGATAAAATAATTTACGAAGATACCGTATATGGTAACTTTACAATAGGTGAAACAATAACAGGTCTTGTATCAAAGGCAACTGCAAAAATTCTTGCCGAAGATTTAACTAATGGTAAACTTTATATATCAGCACAAGACAAATTTAATAAAGATGAAATTATAGTAGGTAATGATTCAAATGCTCAAGCAGTAATTAATCAATATCGTCCTAATCCTGTATCAACGGTTCAGGACTTAACAAACTTTAGAGATCCAGATAAAGTTATATCAAACTTCTTAACAAAATTTAGAGATGAGTTTCTAAAAACAATACCTGAAAATTTAGCAAATGGATTAGACAAAAGAAATTTAATTAAAAATATTAAATCAATGTACAGATTAAAAGGTACACAAGCAGGACACGATTTATTTTTTAGAATATTATTCAATCAAGTATCAGAAACATTTTATCCTAGAACACAAATGTTGCGTGTATCAGACGGACAATGGGACACACAAAAAGTTTTAAGAGCAGTAGCAACAACTGGTGATACAACTAATTTAGTTGGTAGAGAAATTACAGGTATGACAACAAATGCAACTGCTATTATTGAATCAATTAAGAAATTTGTTATTGCAAATAAAGAAGTTTCTGAATTTGTACTTAACACAAACTCAATGACAGGTACTTTTCAAATAGGAGAAGAAATAACTGGTACTGCTAGTGATACAGATGACTTTTTTATAAAAGCAAATATCACAGGTATACCTGGAACAAAAACAATTACAAATGACGGTAACTTATATGCTACTGGTGATTTCTTAAACGTATCAGGTGGTGGTGTAGGTGCTGATATTGCTATTAGTGCTATAGGTTCAGGTTCAGTATCAGAAATTGTTATTGACAATCCAGGAACAGGTTATTCAGTAGGAGATAAATTAGTTTTTGATAATACAGGAACAGAAGGTGTTAACGCAGAAGGATTTGTTTCTGTTGTTAATGGTGGTATTGCTGGAGAAGACGGAACAGGTGCTGAACATATTTTAATGGAAGACGAAACTGGTAGAGGAGATCAATACTCTGGAAGTAAAATTGTAATGGAAGGTGCTACTAACTCCGATTTAAATGATATAACAGATATATTTTTAATTAATAATGGAAGTGGTTATAATTTACCACCAAAAGTAACCATAACATCTTCAGGTACAAACGCAAATATTTTAGCACACGGTACAGATATAGGAAGAGTTATAGGATTAAAAACAAATGAATTAGGAGAAGGTTATCAAAACTCTCCATCACCTTTAATTGAATTTAGAAATTGTATGTTATTAACATCTATAACAGGTAACTTTAACGCTAATGACGTTATCACAGGTGCTACTTCAGGTGCAATTGGTCATCTTGCTAGTTTTGACGGAGATAGACAAATATTAAAAGTTAAAGATCAATCACAAAATTTTATATTAGGTGAAAAGATAACATCAACAAGTAGTGGATTGGCAACCATAACAAGATTAGATATTGCTAGTGCTACCGTAGATGTAGTTTCTGTTGCAGATACAGATGGTAAATTTTTAAATGAAGATGGTTACGTATCAGAAGCAACAATGAAAATACAAGATAGTAAATACTACCAAGATTTTTCTTATGTACTAAAAGTTGGTCAATCTATTAATGATTGGAGGGACTCATTTAAAAAGACTATGCACACAGCAGGTTTTTATTTTACAGGACAAGTTGATTTACAAAGTAGATTAAGTTTAAAAGTTAGAGCGCCAGTTGTTGGTATTGTATCAGGTGCTATTGATACTCCATTATTTGAAGTATTAAATGTATTGTTTACAACCGTTTTTGGTAGAAGATTAGGAACAATAGATGATGGTACAAGTTTAAGATCAGATAATATGACTGAAGGAGAAATGAACGCAGGTGATGATTATAGAGATCCGTTTACTACAAATACTAGAGATGTAACTTTAACAAGACCACCAATTGAAATTAGTATGACTAGTAGAAAAAGATCAATAATAGATGGTGTTGAAGTTAAACAAGGATACGCATATGGAGGTCCTAAATTTGGTACATTAAACAGATTCGCAAATACAATATTTGGTGTAAATTCAGGTGGAAGTAAAATAACATTTAAAGAATTAAGTGCTATACCAGTAATAGGTACAAGAACATCACTAGATGGAAGAGGTGCTGTATTTTTAGCAACTTCAAATCCAGATGGTCAGTTATTAAAGACAAATTTTGCAATGCCTACGCAATTTGCTGCTTCTCAGGATGTTTTTGATAACACGGTTACTAACTTTGCACAAACAACTTTATCTTTTGATGATACAACCCCATAGGAATGTTTATAAATAGTATAAACAAGTAGGATACAAGAAATGACAAAACAAACTATTAACCGAGGAACAGCCGCTAACGACGGAACAGGTGATAATTTAAGAGCAGGTGCAGCCAAGATAAACGAAAACTTTGATGAATTGTATAATGTATTAGGTGATGGTACAACTTTACTTTCTGGTGATTATATAACAACTAGTTCTACTTCAATTCTTACAAATAAAACAATTGACGCTTCCTCAAATACAATAACAAATATTCCTAATAGTGCATTGTCTAGCATTGGTAATGCAAAATTAACTAATTCAACAATTACTATTACAGGTGATGGTGCTCAAACTTCAGCAATAGATTTAGGTGATACTCTAACTATTGAAGGTGGCACAGGAATTACAACTTCAGTAACAGCAGACAAAGTTTCTATTTCTATTGACGGTGCTGTTTTGACTGAAGATTCTACCGATGTACTTACTAACAAAACAATTTCAGGTTCTACAAATACTTTATCAAGTATCGGTAATTCTTCTTTAGCAAATTCAACGGTTTCATATGGTGGTGTACAACTTAATTTAGGTGGTGTTGACGCTACTCCTGCTTTTGATTTAACAG